GGTCTAGGCTCAATTTTATATTTACTATGGAGGTTAATATGACAACAACTGTAAATGCAATTACCACTTTATTGTGGATTTTAATCGAAGCCATACAATTTGGTTATATGGCGTATTTAATGTGGAGGGAGCGAAATGTTAATGGTAGGCATACTGTCCGCGCTAGGTCTGCTTTTGCTAGCGCTTAAGGCTGGCGGACGTAAAACAATTGGACACGACATATTTGTTGATGTTCTTATAACAGTTACATTGATGATCTGTTTTTATGGGACTTTTAGTGGCATGACTGCTGCTATGGTAGGTGGTTTAACTGCTTCTGTTGTCTTATTTATTATGAAAAAGACTATGACTCATGAGAAGTTAGAAGTAACTACTAAAGAAAAAGTAGTGTTTAAAAAGCCTTTTAAAATGTCTGTCCCTATAGTTAAAACCGGTTGGGTAGAAGTACAGCCAGAATGGCGCAAATAGTGCTAAAATACGGAGAAAAGGAATGTTATTTATGAAAGAGAATGACCCCTGGAAATACAATATTAATTGGTCGTGGGCCGCGAATAGAGATGATTGGTTCTATGCTGTCAATGATGAACGTAGAAAATACGATGAAAAAATCATGACTCAAGAACAAGCTTATGCAAAATTCGAAGAGTATTATCCAAAGGAGGACTTTGATAATGGGAAGACTTAAAAGTGCAATGTTTGATGTTGGCTATTTTGCTATAGAAAACGGTATAACTGCAGCCCAGGAAGAGTTTCATATGTCCGAAGGTGATATAAAAGCTTGTGTGCTCTTTACTTGCGCCTTTCAAGGTGAAGAAGGGTCTACACAAGAAGATGAATGGGACCAATTTGTTCAACAAGGTAACTGGGAAGAGCCCAAGTTACATTAAAAGTTTGACTCTCTTGACGAAAAGCCATCCAATTGAGGTGCGACGCGTCATAACCAGTTATAACATTGCCACCTACTGGCTAAATCGATGGAGATAGAGAGTCATTTGAACATGCCAAGGAGTGGCATTAGTATAGCCCAAGTATCGGTGTCCCGGCTTGGGCTATGCGTTTTTAGATTAGGATACGTATACCCACATCTCTAGTGTGCCAGTTGCAACGTCACCTGCTGGAGCTACTTCACAGATAATATCAATTGTATCATCTGAAGAGTATTCCACAGGAGCTACGTCAGCATCCATTTCGTCAGCTGTACCACCCTGTCCACATGTTGAAGCAGCGATATACTTATCAGTATCTCCGCCATCACCAACACCAAAGACTAGGCCAGTACCTGTATCGAGGTCACTAGATTTAATTTTTACGTCGTGGACTGTCTCACCTGCAAAAACATCAACCATTTTGTAGATGTCAGCAGCGTTAGGAGCCGCACTAACCGTAATTTTAGCGTATCTCACACCAACTGTTCCGCCAGGGAACGGCTTAAATGATTGATGTCCGCTTACTTGATCACTTGTAAAAGTTGCCATAGTAATTTCTCCAGTTTGTTATGTTACCCATAATTGGTGTAACATATTCCCTTATAAAGACATTTTTGAGAATGTCAAATTTAATTAAGGAGTAATTAAATGCCACCATCACATGTATACGTAAAGCGGAATCCAATTCATCCGTATACTTATAACAACCCAGACGATTTACCATATATTCAGTGGAAATTTGTACGTATATCTGTGGCTTATGGGATGTATACCAGTAAGCAAATAGGCTGGGAGCGAGCAAAACGAGAAGAATACGAGCAGTGGTGCAAACAAATGGAAGAACTTAAGGAGAAGAAATGAAAGAAATAGAAATTATTAATGATCTCATGCATCAATATTATAACGACCCTGCTTATCTTGCAGCATGGGAGAGAGTCCAAGAATTAGCAAAAAAGGGCCGAGTTGCAGAAAAGTATGCAAAAGAATGGAGTGAAAATGCAAAAGATTTATCTTGATTTTGAAACTTACTATGACGTACAGCTTTCTTTGACAAAAATGTCTACAGTGCAATACGTCAATCACTCAGATTTTAAAGTGTGGGGCGTAGGAATAAAGGTAGAAGATAATGAAACCGAATGGTATAACGAGGAAGAAACCCCGGCCATTTTAGAGCAAATCGATTGGGATAATACAGCCCTGGTTTGCCATAATACATTATTTGACGCTTATATTCTTACACAATACTTCGGGTATAAACCAGCGTATTATTATGATACAGCGTCGATGAGTCGTGGTTTGTACCCGAACATGTCTGCAGCTTTAAAGAATTGTGTGAAACGTGAATTTCCTAACGATGAAACTATGCGTAAAGGAGAGGAACTTGTTAATGCTAAAGGCGTGCGAGATTTAGATCCTGAGCTTGACGCACAGATCGGTGGGTATTGTATCCAGGACGTTGACTTAACGTACGCATTATTCCAAAGTTACCTGACCAACTACCCGGACAAAGAGTTAGATCTTATTGATCTTACCGTACGAATGTTTGTTGAACCTAGATTAATGTTGGACCGTGGTCTATTGTCCGCTTATAAAGAAGAAATGGTAGCTCGAACACAAAAAGCTATCCAGGACTCCGGCGTTACACGAGAAGTTTTAGCTTCACAAGTTAAGTTTAGAGAACATTTAGAATCTTTAGGTATAGTTGTGCCTACTAAAAAGAGCCCTACTACTGGACAAATGATACCTGCTTTCGGTAAAAATGACCCGGGTTACCTTCAGATGTGTAATATGTATCCAGAACATAACAACATATGGGAAGCTAGGGAGTTTGTTAAGTCTCGTATAGAAGAAACTAGAGCACAACGATTTATAGATTCAACTAATCCTGACGGTACCTTTAGTGTCCCGCTGCGATATTATGCCGCACATACTGGCCGATTTGGTGGTGCTGATAAGATTAACTTACAAAACCTCCCCCGGGGTTCGAAGCTCCGTACGGCACTTATGGCCCCTGAAGGACAGAAGTTATTTATTGCAGACTTATCTAATATTGAAGCCCGAATGCTTGCTTGGTTAGCTAAAGAAGCTGATTTACTTGATGCATTCGCTACTGGGCGTGATGTATATTGTGAATTTGCATCTCAGATATATGGTCGCACAATTACTAAAGAAGACAAACTAGAAAGATATGTCGGTAAAACAGCGATCCTGGGGCTGGGGTACGGCATGGGACATGTTAAGTTCCAAGCCACACTGAAGACAGGATCCCCATCGGTAGATGTGTCCGACAGCGTTGCACAAAATATTGTTATGCAATACCGTGGCATGTATCCCAACATTCCCTTGCTTTGGTCTGGGATGAAAGATTGTTTATTTCAGATGATTAATCCTAGATCTTTAGGGAATATGTACGGCCCACTAAAGATAAACTCTCGTGCCTTAGAATTACCTAATGGTATGGCTCTTAGTTATCCTAATTTAAACTACGATAGAGGAGAGTTTATTTATTCAACTGAAAAAGATTACATACGTACACATGGGCCTCGAGTTACAGAGAATGTCGTACAAGCCTTATCTAGGCTGGTTATAACCGATCAAATGTTAGACATACAAACATTACCACAGGTAGACATTGTAATGCAGGTCCACGATGAAATAATAGCTATTGGCTCTGATATTGATTCAGATGCTACAATGGAACAAATAATAGATATCATGCGTACTCCACCAGAATGGTGTTCAGATTTACCGCTTGATGCAGAAGGTGGAATCAGTCAAGTATATGACAAATAAAAATTTAATACTTACAAGAAAAAAAGGTAATAAGGTTTACGTACATGATGGGGCTGAAGTCTTGTGTATAGTAACCGTAACTGATATATCAACTAGTCAAGTAAAGTTAGGGTTTGAAGCAAGTTCTAATATTAAAATCGACAGAGAAGAAGTGTTTAATGCTAAAATTAATAAGGAGGAAAAATGGAAGTAGTATTTTTGTCTGCTAAGAAAAGACTTAGCAAAGAGATTACAGTAGATGGGACAAAACCATACCCTCTAATTAAAAACTTCACTTCTAGCCATTTTGATATAACTCCAGATAAAAAAGGTCTTAATAAGCTATACAAATTACTTATAGAACAAGCAGAAGCAGGTGCATGCTTACACAAAGGAGGGTTAAAACAACCTCTACAAGATGAGCCTAGGGCATTTATGTCCGATAGAACTGCACCTACTGAGTTATTGGTCCTTGATATAGATGGTCTTCGTACAGTCCCAGGAGAGGATCTTCAGGCGATGGCCGATAAAATCGTGCTTCAATTACCTGAAGTATTTCATAACGTTTCATATATAGCGCAAGCAAGCGCATCCTTAGGTGTAAAGAAGGAACAGGTGTCTATGCATCTGTTCTTTCTTATGGACATGCCCGTACATCCGAAGACTCTGAAGGACTACTTACGCATGCTTAATTACCAAAGTGATTTTTTAGCAGAACAAATTACTTTATCAGCTAATGGACAAAGTTTAACTTATATTCTTGACCCCTCAGTAGCTGATAACAGCAAATTAATATACATAGCACCACCTAAATTTGATGGTGTAAAAGATCCCTATCCGAAAGGTAGATTTATTAAAGTTGACCGTGGTTCGCCAATCCTAGAAATCTCCTCATCTTTAATTGGCGTAAATCCAGAGAAAGTTCACACTCTAGGTTTACATATTAAAGATAACTTAAGAAAGAAAAATAATCTTCCTAAGAAAACAGGAAAGGTATCTACGGTCAACGTTTCTGGTGAAATGCAAGAAGTACTACAAAACCCAGACAAGATGACTATCCAGATCTCACGGGTGTCCGAACCTTTTGTTAACTGTAATGTTAATGGGGGAGACAGTGGAGCATATTATTTTTTACTCACTAACCCCCATTACATGTTTAATTTTAAGGGTGAACCTGTATGGGAAATAGAAAAAGCAGATCCAGATTTTTATAAAAGTATTTTTGAAATATTTGCAGACAAAATAGATGCAGATACTAAAAAGAAACCTTTAGTACTTAGAGATTTTTACACAGACACATATTACAACGGAGTATTTGATGAAACAAAACAACAATTTAGTGATGAATATCCTCTCACACCAACAAACAAAAGCTCAATCAACGATTTTCTCAAATCACATGGGCGTCCTAGTATGGATTTTATTCCTGATGCCAGGGTCATTTTTGATCCTTCTACTGATAAAGGCGTACAGTTGGATGAGGTCCCTTACTACGTAAACTTGTTTCGTCGTACATCTTACATGCTGCAGGCAGAAAAGAATGTAAAAGAACTTTCGTACGGTGAAGCCATTCAGATCCAGAAAGTTGCACCGAATTTTCATAAATTAGTTATGCATATACTTGGTAACGGTAAACCAGAGTTTGAGCACTTTATAAATTGGTTAGCTTATATTTATCAAAATAAACGTAAAGCTATGACAGCATGGATTTTTACAGGCATACCAGGTACTGGTAAAGGGTTGTTTGTTCACAAAGTTCTAAAACCCTTATTTGGAGAACTGCAAACTCCTATGCGTTCATTAGAAAACATAGAAGAACAGTTTAATTTGTATATGCGAACAGCCCTTTTCCTTATAGTTGATGAGTTTCGTATGGCAGACTCAGGACATGTAGGTAAAATGGCCGATAAATTAAAGCACCAAATTACAGAGCCTACTTTAACTATTAGAGCTATGCGTACAAACCAAATAGAGCTGCCATCTTTTACGAACTTTATCTTCTTAACTAATAGAGCAGACGCAGTAAAAATTGAAGATTCAGATAGAAGATATAATGTAGCCCCTAGACAAGAACAAAAGATTGAACAAGTACACCCAGAACTCTTGGAGAATTTATCCGCACTTGAAAAAGAGTTATATATTATATCTGGTGTATTAGAGAAGTTTAAAGTAGATGCACGTATGGCTCATACAGCTCTAGAAAATGACGCGAAAAAAGAAATGAAAGAAGTGTCTATGTCTATACTTGAAGAATTTGCAAATGCAATACGTACAAGAAATCTTGAATATTTTACAGAGATATTAGATATACCTCTTACAAATACTTTTGATGCTGGCGGGATTAGCACGGCGCAAAGGTACGTAAAAGAATGGATAGCAACTATGGGACATGAAACAATCATACCTTTATCTCATTTTAAAGTTGTATATGACGTTATGACGGACAGCAGAAATACACTATCTCAAAGAGAGTTTTCTAAACGTATGACACGTCTAAATATTAAGACAGCGCGTAAGCGTATTAGTAAAGACCGTTCAGCTGGTATCCCTAGAGGAGTTGTCTTAACATGGAAATTAGATAATAATGTCCGTAAAGAACTGATAACTGAACATTTTGACGAAAGGGATTTAATACTATTAGATAATGGAGAATCTGACACAACCCAATCGTCCAGACCTAATCTCAACGGTTGAGGTCACGGAGGATCTAGAACTGGGATTAATTCCAGCTTGGAGTTATTCGGCCTTAAAAACCTTTGAATCTTGTGCATACCGTTCTTACATAGCTAAAGTCAAAAAGATTCCTGAAGATTTCGGACCAGCCGCAGCCCGTGGGACGGAGATCCACAACGAAGCTGAACATTATGTAGACGGCACTTTAGGTGACTTGCCACAAACTTTAAGTAAATTTACAGACAAGTTCCAGGAACTGAAGGACTTGTACGAAGAAGCAAAGGTAGAACTTGAAGGTGAGTGGGGTTTTACACGAGACTGGGAGCCGTGCGGATGGATGGATCCTGGGGTTTGGGGACGAATAAAACTAGATGCTTTTGTTAATGAAACAGAAACTTCAGCAAGAGTTATTGATTATAAAACTGGTAAGCAATTCGGTAATGAAATTGCTCACAGCCAACAAGCACTTATTTATGCAATTGGTAGTTTTTTTAGATATCCAGATTTAGAAATAGCGAAAACAGAATTATGGTATTTAGACCATGGTACTACAATGGAGCAAGTCTATACGCGAGATGAAGCTATGGTATTTATGCCTAAACTACATGATCGAGCTATAAATATGACTACTGCTACTAAATTTCCACCGAACCCAAGTACATATGCATGTAAATGGTGTTCATATGGAAAAGGCCCTGATCCCTATTGTGAATGGGCTATAAAGTAGTATAATACTTATATCAGTATTTAAAACAAATAACACAAAATACTGATCGACGGAGAATGAAAGATGAACGAGATGAGTAGCATCCCTGCGCCTTATGCGCACCAACAAACAACCACAGATTTCATTGTATCTAACCCTAGATGTTTAGTAACATCTGACCCAGGTACTGGTAAAACACGTGCAGTCTTAGACGCACATGCTATACTTGGGGGTAAGACATTAGTCTTAGCGCCACTTTCTATCTTAGAAGCGGCGTGGGTTGAAGACATAAACAAGTTTCAACCTAATATTAAATATGGAGTAGCTTATGCCAAAAACAGAAAACAAATATTTGAAGATGATCAAATCGAAATGGTCATTACTAATTTCGAAGCCGTTAACTTCTTACAAAAAAATCCACACTTACTTAGTGGGTTTACTACAATCGTCATTGACGAGTTTACCGCTTTTAAAAATAGAGAAGCAAAAAGATCCAAAAATCTTAAACAAATTATCTCATGCTTTACTAATAGGATTGCCATGTCTGGTACTCCTAATAGTAATACTATTCTAGATATCTGGCACCCCGTGTTCCTAGTGGACGGCGGGGCTCGTCTCGGTACACGTTTTTATTCATTCCGTCATCAAGTATGCACACCTAAATTTAATGGGTTTGCAAATGAATGGATTGATAAACCAGGTATAGAAGAAGCTGTAGCTAATAAACTTTCTGATATTTCTATACGTTATTCGTTATCCGAATGTATAGATTTACCAGACAATATTGTACGAACAGTAAATACTAGCTTAACCCCTAAGGTACAAAAACAGTACGAGCTTCTTGCAGACGAATCAGTTTTATACACGAAATCTGGCACCGTTAACGCAGTTAATGCTGGAGCACGAGTTA